TAAAACTTCGTTATCACTCCTGCTAACGAAGTTTTATTGATTATTAATATGCTTGAATTCTGTCGTCAACATAACTTAAATGCAAGTGCTATGAGTGCGGTTGCTCGTGGCAGAAAGAGTATGTATAAAGGTTATAAATGTAAAAAGTTAACCAACAAGCGTGATGTAGTATATGAGCCTGTTGAATATGTTTTTATGACTAAAGAAGAAAGAAGTCAACAACTAAAAGAATTGGCTGTTAAAGGTGGCGATCATCCCAAAGCAGTAAAAATTGAGTATGATGGTATTGTATATGACAGTATTGCAGAAGCAAAAGACGCAACAGGTAAAAGTTATTACCTAATCACAAAATACGGAAAGAGAATATGAACAAAAATATAAGAGACTATATCAATTTAATTGAAAACGCACAGATCGGGAAATCGGTTTGATTGGGCTCCACCTAATGATGTCAACCATATTATTAACGAGATTAAAGAACATTTTGGAGTTGAAAAATGAACGAACTGTATGAAGAAATAGAATGTCTACCTGAGGAGTTAGATGATGAATACGAATATTACGAAATTGAAGAAGAAAAGGGCAGAGTGGCTTTATGCACACTCGGCTCAATAAATTGGGGAAGTTTCCGAAATCCGCAAGAAATGCGCAAGGCTTGCAGAATCTTGGTGCGCAGTCTGAGTAATCTGCTGGGCTATCAAGATTTTCTCAGTGTACAAAGTCGTTTGGCAAATAAGGACTTTGAACCATTAGGCATTGGTATCACTAATCTTGCTTTTTTTCTAGCCAAGCGCAACATGAAATACGGTGAACCAGAAGCATTAGCCATGGTCAAGCGATTCATGGAACATCAGGCTTATTATCTCACAGAAGCCAGTATCGACCTAGCCAAAGAACGCGGTGCTTGTGAACGCAGCGCCAACACTTGGTATGGTCGTGGTGTGTTCCCATGGGAACGTCGCAATGCAAATGTTGATACACTCACGGATTTCACACCGACACTTGATTGGGAAACTCTGCGTGAAAGATTAAAGCAATATGGAATTCGCAACGCTACGCTTATGGCAGTTGCACCTGTAGAAAGCAGTAGCGTTGCCTTGAACAGCACCAATGGCATTGAAATGCCTATGGAACTGATTTCAGTGAAGGAAAGCAAGGCTGGCAGCTTTGTGCAGGTTGTGCCAGAATACAAGAGACTGCGCAATCGTTACCAACTGATGTGGGATCAAACTGACTGTATTGATTATTTGAAAACAGCAGCAGTGCTAGCTGCGTATATTGACCAAAGCATCAGTACCAACACATTCTATTCACCCAAGCACTTTGCTGATGGTAAAGTGCCAGGAACACTGATCGCCAAGAATCTGATGCTGGCTCACAAGTATGGTTTAAAGACAATATACTATTCGTTAATAAACAAAACAGGTGCCAAGAGTGTTCTAGATAACCAGAATACTGTGAACTCAGAGTTGGTTCCTGCTACAATAGATGTCATTGAAGAGGAAAATGATTGTATGGCTTGTAAGCTTTGAGGTGAAAACGAGTCACTCTGAAAGATTAAAAAATCAAATAGAAAAAGGCGAGTTCCATTGGTTAGAAAATAATCCTGCTAAAAGTAGAGTTTGCTGTATAATATGTAAAAAAGAAACAAATCGAGCCGGGCTAACAAGATTTCATAAGCATTAATGAGGAAGATATGAGCAAAGCACAATATGATTTAAGTAAAAAATCAGATTACTTAAATAGAAAAATGTTTCTAGATCCTGCTGGTCCAGTAGTGGTCCAGAGGTTTGAGGAGGTCAAATACAACAAGCTGCAGAAGTTTGAAGAACTGCAGCGTGGCTTTTTCTGGGTACCTGAAGAAATCAGCCTGACCAAAGACAAGATTGATCACAAAGAAGCCAGCGAAGCGGTAAAGCACATTTTTACCAGCAATTTGTTGCGACAAACTGCATTGGATAGTATCCAAGGCCGTGCGCCCTATCAGATTTTTAGTCCAGTATGTAGTTTGCCAGAATTGGAAGCTTTGACGTTGATTTGGACAATGTTTGAAACCAACATTCACAGCAAGAGTTATAGCCATATCATTCGCAATATCTACAGCGTGCCCAAAGAAGAGTTCAACACAATTCACAACACTGATGAAATTGTAAAAATGGCTGCCAACATTGGCAGATACTACGAACAATTGCATCAACTGAACTGTCGTAAAGAACTAGGTGAAGATGTTCCGATTTATGACCACAAGAGAGCTATTTGGCTAGCATTACATGCCAGTTATGCACTAGAAGCACTGCGTTTTATGGTGAGTTTTGCTACTAGCCTGGCTATGGTTGAAAACAAGATTTTCATTGGCAACGGCAACATCATCAGCTTGATTCTACAAGATGAAATGTTGCATTCTGAGTGGACTGCTTGGTTGATCAACAACGTCACCAAAGATGATCCTGATTTTTTGCAACTGGAAACAGAATGTGCAGATGAAGTTTATGCCATGTACATGGAAGTGATTCAAGAAGAAAAATCTTGGGCTGATTATCTGTTTCAAAAAGGCGTGGTGATTGGTCTAAATGCAGCCATTCTGCGAGATTTTGTAGACTACACAGCGTTTATCAAGCTCAAAGATATTCGTATCAAGTATTTGGAAGATCACCCAAAACTGAATCCTATTCCGTGGTTCAACAAGCACAGCAATATCAGCAAGAAACAAACTGCATTGCAAGAATCGGAAAGCACCAACTATGTGATTGGTGTGATGAGCAATGAAGTAGACTTCACGGAGTTGCCAGATTTATGAGTAGGCAAGATTTCAATACCACATGGATAACAGAAGCACCAGAAGGCTTAGAGAACTGATTCCTGGCATGCTATGATCGTATCAAACAAAAATCAAATACGAGGAAAATAATAATGATTATTATGTACACCAAGAACAATTGCCCCTATTGTGTGCAAGCCAAGGCTATGCTGAATATGCGAGGCATCACATTTGATGAGGTAAATATAGAACAAGTTCCAAGTGCGCGAGAATTTCTGATCAAACAAGGGCATCGCACCTTGCCACAGATTTATCAAGATGGAAAATTGTTAGTAGAAGGCGGCTACCAAGGTTTAGCCAAACAAGACAGTAATTTTTTTGAAAAACTTCGAGGATAAGCATGTTAATATCAAAATCAAAACTCAGTGAAGGCAGCATAGCCACATTTAAATTGGTAAATGGTGATGAAATCATTGCCAAAGTTACTTCAATCAACGAAACCAGTTATCTATTAAACAGACCGTGTACTGTGATGCCCAGTTCCCAGGGACTTGGATTGATTCAATCATTGTTTGCTGCAGAACCTGATATTGATGTAGAAATTAGTAAAAATCATGTGATGATGGCTGCAAATGCATTTGATAAAATTCAAGATCATTACATACAGACCACCACCGGCATCAAGCCAGTCAAAGGCATTATCAAATAATGCCTGCAGCAGCACGCAAAGGCGACCAAGACGATGGCATGGGTTCTGTCAGCAACGATGTAGCCGCAACTGTTTTCATCAACGGCATTGCTGCTGCTGTAGTTGGCAGCAGTAATCAAAATCATGATGATGACCATGACAGTTCATCGATCAGTCAAGGCAGCAGTACAGTTTTTATTGAAGGCAAAGCTGCTGCTCGTAAAGGTGATCAATATGAATGTGGTCACATAATAATTGAAGGCAGCGACACGTAGGATATAGGCGGATAATATGGCTATAACACCAGCAGTGCTGATAGCTACCAAAGGATTGATGAGCGGCGAAGCATTAGCCGTAAACTCTGTTATGACCGGCGTGTTTAGCAAAGTTTCATCCAATCCGCTGGTCAGCAATATTGAACAACTAAAAACTCTAGGCTACAGCAGCCTGGTCACCCCACTGCCGACATTCATGACTGGTTCCCAGAGTGCGATTACCAGTGCAACTGCTCGTGCGCAGGCAATATTGCCCACGGGTGCAGCCGGCACCAAAACATTCGTTGGTTTATTCGGTGGTGCAAGCAGTTTGGGCAGTATGTCAGCATCATATAATGCAGCTATTGCACAATTTCAGGGTAAATCTTTTTCTGATTTGGGAGTAGGTGGAAATAGTTTCAAAAGTTTGCTGTCCAACAATGTCAGTAATACTTTTCCAAATTTAAAAACTGCAGCAGCACTAGGCGGCGCAGCCACCATGCTTGGCAGCAACATATCAAATTTTGGAACTGCATATGACTTTAAAAGTCCTGCCAATCTGGGAGCCAAAAACTTAATTCAAACATTGAATAAACAAGGTTTGACCAGCAAAGTAGGAATCAACGATGCATTATCATCTGCTGGCTATGACATCAACAATTTAAATCATGTACCTGATTCAGTGCTGCACGGAGTGTTGGGCACGGTGCAGGGCAATGATTTGCAGCATATATTGGTCATGACTGGTGCGAAACCCTACAGTTCATTAAACAGTTTAGCAGACATGACTGACGTTAATAAAATGATGCATCCTGAGGTTGTAAAAAGTCTGGGTATCAGAGGCGGATCTCCTGGCTCGATTGCTGGCCTAGGAAACAAGTTAAACAATTTGGGTGCTCCAATGGATGCCAGCAAGCTACAAGGTTTAATGCATAGCTCTGAATTCCGAGATTTTTCTCATTTAGACGCACTCAGCACGCCCTTGCCTGCCAGTGTGTCGTCGAGCCTCAAGCCACTGTTG